AGGCTTCGCGTCACCATTCGTAGTAGAGTCGCCAGTCGCGTCACTTTTCGTTTCAGCTTTCTCACCTTCCAGCTCTGGCGCTTCGACGCTTGGATCAGCTTTTTCAGGCTCAGGCTCATCATGCAAAATTTCAGCACTACCAGCTTTCTTCATCACGAGAGCGTCAACTTCAGGAAGCTCCATCGTTTCGCCTTCTACAAAATCAAACTGACCAGCCGCAACGTTGGTGTATGCCTGCCTACCACTTCGCAAAAATCGTACTTTCATACCCTTCTCCAATCTTTTAAGTTGCGGGTTAACAAGTGGGGCGAAGAACGAATCACTCCGTATCAACGCCCCACCCATTTACTATGTCGATTGGTCAGGAACAGGCTTGGTAACAGGATTGCCAAGAACTGCGACTGCGCCAGTAACACCAGCAGTAACCACCCCAGTTTCAGTTATGACAACTCTCTGATGACGTTCCTTACCAATTGAGCCAACGCGAAGCACCTTATTTGCATCTGTGGCCACAAGGACTGGCAACACTCCAAGAGTTTCAGCTGCGGGAACCGCAGTCCAAACTCCCGTCGGTGCACCAGAACCATCATCAGGCGATTGCTCAATTGTCACATCAAATCCACCACCGACCAATGCTGCGCCAACGTGAATGATGTACTCAATTGATTCAAAACCTAACGAATCAATAGCAGCACCATTAACGCTAACAATGTTAATTGCAGGCGCAATAGCATGTACGATTTTTAGATTGGAATGAATATCATATTCCATTTTTGGATCTCCTATTAAGCCTTGAGCTTGAGAAGCTTGATGGCTTCAGGAAGCACAACCAAGCCTGTGTTCCATCGGTTCATCGTGAACTCGACAATTGCCTTTCGCTTTTGAGTAACCTCATCACGAATGACGCTCATCCCGGTACGATCAACGATGACGTAGCCACGACGGAAATCGCCGAACGCAACAGCCAAAGCACTTCCAGCTTCATCAGGCATGCTATTTGCAAGCACATATGGGAAACCGTTCAGCGTATTGGCAACTGGCCCACTCAAGCCTGGCAGCCACAGGAACTGTCCTGTAGTAGACTTGAGTACACGAATCGCAGCAAGAGAGCGCCGATTCATGACATACGTAGGATTGTATCCGACCTTCAGATCACCACTAAGCAAAATTACATCATCTTCAAAAATCTTACCGGATATTCCAAGAGCGCTACCGACACGCGCGCCCGCAACGGTTCGAGAATCAACGATGAAGCCTGACGGCTGCTTAAAGCCGGTCCCAACAACGAAACCATTGCCTTCACCGAAAGCGAACGCTTCAGCAGCGTCACCAGCAATTTCCGACTCCATGTCGAAAGCCGCATCCATCAGCATGTCCTTTGTGATCGGCGTAGTATGAGTCTGACGAAACGGTGTGACGGTTTCCGACTCGTAAGCCGAAGCACTATCATCTCCAGAATCAGCTTCACCCTCATACGTAGCCACAGGAATTTTTGCACGGATTGCCAACTCCATCGACTTGCCAGAAATGCTTCGCGTACGCGCGATGCCACGAATCGGATCAATTTCAACGATCTTCTTCGTGATTTGTGTGTCCAACTCCGACGGCACAAGAATTCCACCATCAACAGCAGCATCAGTTCTCAAAAGAACCTTGTGCTCTTCTTGAAACAAGACACGCTCGCCTTCCTTACAGTACAAGTTCAACGACTTGTACTCCGGGGTATCGCGAAACGCATCAGGATCGGAAGCATTCTTGGTCGCAATGCCACGAGCAATTTCAGCTTCCATGTCCGTGATTTGTTGCTTCAGCTCAATCGACCTAACGTTTCCAGCTTCCTTCTCTTCTTCGCGGAGCTTCTTGATTTCCGTGATATCAGTCTCAAGATTCTTCGCATTCTGCTCAAGCAAAGTAATTTGTTGGTTCTTTGCTTCGTACCCATCGAGCACTACGTTCAAGCGCACGACTTTATCTTGATCAATCAAGCCCTTCTTCTCAACTTCCTTACGAAGTTCAGTAACGGCAGTCATGATCTCTTCTGTCGTCTGCGGTTCGGGCGGCATAATCAGCTCCCTAGTAAATGTTTCAATTTAAAATTATTTGATCACGGGGCCAACATCTCACTGACCCTGGAGCAGAATAGCTCTGCGCTAAAAATGTATCTTGCTCAATTCCACGAGTATATCTTTTGTACTTTTCGGGACTCTCAATCCATGGAACTTGCTCGTAAGCTCCATGGCTGCACCTCTTGAAAAAGCACCACTATCTATCAGCGCTCTTTCCATATCCCGTTTCGTGAAATTTTTGATTTCCTTTTTGCCAAAAAATTGTTTTTCATCTTCACCGAAAGGGGATATCAAACCCATCTTAGCGTAGTACCGTTCGAGATGTTTGACAACACCAGCAGTATAATCATCTGGGATTGTAATGTTTTTCGCAATTACTTCATTGGCTGCTTTGAAAATCGCACGAGGTATCGCAACCAATTTCTCATCAATCACATCTGCAATAAGCAATTTATAGCTATCAAACGATTCGCTCTTCGCTTCATTCACCCAAATGAACGCACTTCTAAATTCCTTAGTTGGGTTGTCACTTGATTTGGTGAATTCCTTGACTCTATCCTCAGCTCCAGATGGATTCCATTGAAACAACCGCTCAGCAAGCGGCAAATCCTGGAATTGAATCGCAACCTTAACTTCGGTAATATTCGCACGTTGATTAAGTGGCTCGTCAACAATACTTCCCTCTATAATTATGGCTTCAAAAATATCTCTGAATCCACCTTCAACTTTATCATCAACAGCAATAAAGCCTAGTGAGAAATCTGTGAGGACATTTTGTTTAGCTAGTGAAAATGCTTCCTTACCAAGCTGAGTTTCAAGATTAACCTCTCCAATAGCAAACAGGCCAATTGCATCCTCCTGTGCTGTATCAATCGGGAACCCACCAATAGTCCTACCATGATGATCCTTGAGTCTAATCTGTCGATTATTTCGTTGTCTATGATCGCTCAAAGATTTTAGGAATGCGCCTGGCCGGAACCTATCGGGGAATCCAAATATCCCACCTTGATCGGGTTCCCACACAGCAATATGACCGGCCACGATACCTACAGGTACGCCGTTACGCTTTTCTTGCTTAGTCTCAACGATGTGCCCGCCAAGTCGCTTACTTTCCATAAGATCCATTTTCATTTGCTCCTAACAGTATCCGCAATATCATACGTAGCACTACACCTACATTCGATAATGTTGCCTATTGAAGCCCCAAGACTGCTATCTCCTGGGAACCTCAATTGTTCTCCGCTCACTATGAACGGCTTATCAAGTGTTACAGTTTGTTCCGCAAACAGATGATTGAATTTATCTTCAGGTGTAGAGCGGACTCTACTATCACCTTGATTTGCCCATGCTTTCTTGCCTTTACTGCTACCGCCACCAGCTATTGAAGGCTGATCGCCGCGAAGTAATTGGATCTTAGTTAATTTCGTAACTTCCGCCGGCTCATTTGTATTTAGCCTAACGATACCGGATAATCTCCCATTCAATTTCATGCGAAACATAGAACCGCTTAAACTAGCAATTTGAACTTGCTCCGCACCAATAGACGCAGCTTGCACAGCACGGCTACGTACTTCATCAAGAACTTTTCTGGCATGATTCTTAGTTGTCTCTGTGATCTTCGATGATTCAGATAGCGCCTTTACCTTAAAATGACGAGCAATGACCACAGGTATTAGTGACGCAGCTTTTATAGCGACGGTGTTAATAGCAACTTGACCTAATTTCGTCTCGATGACCTGTACCAATTGCTTACTCTCGTCGCTCATCATCCTATCGACGCGATCAACAAAGGCACGACCAACTGCAAGATAATGAGCGCCCAATATCTTTTCAAGCTCAGGCTGAAACACTTCAAAATCAGGTACGCCTGTATTTCGTGCCACTGATTTCGTAAAAACTATCGCAATCTTAGAATGGAACCGTGTCATGCGTGCGCGCAAGGGACGTTCCAATATAAGTTTCATATTGAAATCTATTGCTACCTGACTTCGAGGATGATTAGGCATCTACATCCTCAATGAAGTCAGGATCATTATCCTCAGTAAACACGTCTGTACCAGCTGCGATAAGTCCTGCATTCTTTAGAACAACGTCTCCACCCTCATACGGTTCACGATTCATTAGAGCGCGTATTTCATTATCAGTTTCGACGTTAATAGTCTTACGCTTGATCATTTCTTCATTGCGCCTAGCTACAAGAGCACTAATTTGGTCTGGATCAAACGTAATCTTAGTTCTTCTTGGATCAAGTTCAAATCGTGGGATCAAAGAAGCACCTAGGCCACCAAAAATCCTTCTAGACAACGGGATAACCGCATCATCATAGAGTGCTAGCTTGCCTTCTCGATAGTTGTTAAGAGTCTGTCGCTCATCTGTGACTAGCGGCAACGGCACATGGTACACAAGCGTTACAGCTTTAATCGCCATCTTCTGTAGGTTAGAGAAGTCCATGTCTTTAGCATTAACGCCGATTTCCTTGATGGACAACTCGCCGCCAGCAGTAACACCGATTTTACCAGCTTCACTTGCGCCGCCATATTGCGCTTGTACTCTTTCTTTGGCAAGCTCAAAGTCTTCATCGTCCATGTCCTGATCAAAGTGAAAGATCAGTGAGACGCGGCCGCCTTTTTCAAGAATGGACACGTTATGTGTTCCACCCAGTATATGCTGTCGGACTTCTTTCGATGCCGCAAGCAATGGCGATTGGCCACGTAGTAAAGAGTTATTTTTGGTGGAGTAGTTTCTGATTTGAGTAAGCTCACGTAATCCACCATCATAATATTTTACAACTCTATCCCGAGTTTGCGGCTTATAGACACCAGGCAACGTATTCCCAGTTACATGGATGCTGTGGATCAAACCGTTCATGCCTTCTGTAAGCGTCACGTTCTTCACGCTAATCGGCTGTAGTTCAATTGGAGGTCTACGAGTGCCTCCGAGAGCGACCCACATTGTCTCACCAGTGATTAAATATTCTTTTGCAAGCATCTCAAAGAAATGTTCACGCGAAAAATACGGTGACGGCCTATTAAGTATCCTAACCAAGTCATGATCTTTAACAACCTTACCGTCGATCAATAACATTGGTTCGAGTACAGAAAAAGCATCCGCAACCATATTGATAGGTATACTTACAGAGGTTGATTGCTCATACAGTGATAGAGCAGCCGATGGAGTCGCCGCGTTTCCAGTTCCCAGTATCAAGAAACTTCCAAGCGCCGTAGATGTACCAAGCGTAACGCTTTTTGTCTCTGTGTTTTTGCGCCACGGCGCGTACCACGCTTTCGACATTAGCTATCCCACCTAGCAATATTTTTCTGACGCATAGCGCGCCTGCGAGTTTCTTTCCACAGCGCATACTTAGCGCCTAGGCTAATGGCAATCCTTGTAATCCAATGAGGCTTAGTTCTCATTACTGTGCTTTCGTGTTGGATCAATAATCGCAGACATCCCCATGGTGATCTATAAAATTCTGTACACCCACATTACACTCGATGTACGGAGTCTCGCTTTTCCACTCGCTGAGTGAAACGTTGCATGACTTACACATAACACTACGATAATTTCTTAAAGTATCTGAACCCTTTTTAACATGTTTCTCAAACTCAAGATCATCCAATATGAATCCTGCTACTAATTACCAATTTATTGTATGCCTGTGCAGCAGCGTCAACCTGATCCTTGAACTTACTCTGTGGGAAATGTCTCATCTCCTCAATAAGTTCAAACGTCCAAGTCGAACGCAAAAGATCTACTTCGCCATTCTCAACAGCCACAGAAAACGGATCAGCTCGCAATTCCTTGTCGCCAGTAGGCCGCATAAGTTCAACGTGCCTACCTATAAGAGCCTTCATCGAAGCCTCTGCAGACTCGAGACCGCCTGACCCCGGCTCCTGCTCAATAACGATCCAAACCTTCTTACCATCCTGGTTTGAAATTTCCTGAATCCGCCTTTCGCGATTTCCCGATGACCATTGCCCGCGCGCAATGTGATCTATGAACCATTTGCTCTTGCGCTCTTTCCCATTCTCATCAAACGTCCCATTCTTCCTAGCGTTCCTGTACTTGCCCATACGCAGGCCAACAGTCCAAGCGCCTCCACCTTCTGTGCCAGCCTTGTCCCATGATCGCCAACGCTTCTTTACATTTTTCTCGACAATCTCATTAACGATGTTCAGATTGTCGATCTTGAACATGTTACCTTCGCGTGCCGAAGGTCTTTGCTGTAGCTGCCCAGCCGTCCCGTAAGTGCCCAGTGCAACCTTGAGCTCGTCAATGGCTTTTC